TGTTATGGCTGCGCTAGGAATAAACTCGACTCCTGCAAAATCTGCATTGACATAGCTATCATGTGAAACAAAAGAAGAAGTTAAGGTAGTGCCGCCATTTAAGTCGTATGTCAAAGCAGGAAAACTTGCACTTGAAAAGCCGTCTACCATCCGATAAGACAATACAATTTTTTTAATATGCTTTTTTGAAGAGGGGTTACCAAAGTCTATATCCCTAATAACAAGAATAGAGCCTGCGTGGTCTTGAGAGGTGTTATTCCAACTCCGAATTAAAGCGCTTATTGTGTTTCCAGAATTAGCCTTATCAAGCACAGCTAGCCTATTATCTTTAGTAACTATAAAATTTGACTTTACATCAGTCGTGCTAGCATCCCCTCTTGTCCAGCTACCAGTTGGTATATGATATAAATACATAAGTTTAGCAGCCGCAGATGTTGAAAAAACTATAAGCAATCTATTTTTAGGAGAATACCCGATAGTAGCTCCCGTGCTAACAAAGGTTTCCCAAGTTGAATCTTTAATTAGTTTTCCATTTTTTTCTTCTAACAAATCTCTTACTTGTCTGCCGTCGTAAAGGTAACAACCGTGTTCGTTTACCCAAGCAACTCCATAATCTGTTTTAGCAACAGAAAAAGGTCCCTCGCAACCCTTCCCTATAAAAGTATCTTCTAAAAACTCAAACTCTTTAGCTATATTTATAATGTGTAATTTGCTTTTCTTAAACTCTAACAGTCTGTCACCGTAAGATTCTAAAGCCGTTATTTCATCTCCGTCGTTGACAGTCACGTCAACAACGTCTTTATCTGAAAACATAGAAAATTTATTTACTTTTGATTTGAGTATCCTGTCTCCAAATACTTTATTATCGTATTTAACATTACCTAAATAAACCCGCCTGTTTGCAACTACAGAAGTTTTGTATCTATAAGCTCCTATTAAATCAGAAGGTGTAACTCCGTTCAGTACTTCGTAAGTTACACTCGCCAAGTCTGAAGGGTTAGCAAAAGGTCCAACTATCGCTTGCGAGTCTAGAGTGTCCCCTGATACGTTTCCAATAGTATCCTCGTCTGTAAATGGCTCATAGTCTTGCGTATAGTACGTCGAAGTCCCTACTTTATATCCTTTTTCAAAATCAATATCTAACAAAAGCTGATGGTTTTGGTCATATATCGTATCGTACTGCTTCCAGTATATTCTAATTCCCTTATATTTGTTTGGTATAACCGTGCTAATAGCGCTATGGTTTGCAAGATGCAAATACCAAAGCGTAAATGTTAATTGACAATTAGGGTCATTACCGAAGTTATTTTTAGTGTAAACTTTTAACGCAGTTTCAGAGCCATCCCTTAGAACGTAAGAGTAAAATAAATCAAAATTTACTCCGTTAACATTTGAATTTGTAATATTCCAAGTTCCCGTTCCAGCCCCGTCTACCCGTACGGCGACCTGTTCGATGCTTCCAGCTGATGCCGGGTCATCTTCAAAAGTAAGGTTAGCCCTTTGAGTTGGGGCTGTTGTTATGTTGCTATAATCAGTCCAAGCAGCTATAGTCCTCGTTGCTCCGGTAGCTTCTGAGTATGGATGATACACTGCTGTTATAAATTCTCTCACCTGATTAGTAGAAGCATTTGTAAAAGTAGAATCGTTTACATACAGCCTTCCGTCTACATTATGGAATATTATTTTAGTACCAGCTGTAGTAGAGCCTGTAACAAGGACTCCTTCAAACTCTTCCGCAGAGGTTGCTTCTTCAATTATCTGCATACCATCCGACGCGTTTGCACTAGCATATACAATCCAATCAGTTGAAACCAACCCGGAATCTTCATCGTAATCAGTTGAATACGCGTATAGATTATAATTCGCCATAGGCGTGTAATTGCTCACCACAGAAGCCGCTACCTGCGTAGTAGAAAAATTGCCCATAGTTCTAATAGAACCGACTTCATCGACCATATAATTATTGCAATCGACTAGCTCGTCAGGGTCTATGTCTCTAGGCAAAGAATTATTGTTTATCCCACCATTAAATTTATTTATAGTAAAGCTTTTTTTAGGCATTAAATCCCCAGTACATATTCAAGTGAGCTAGTTCCGCTAGCAGACTTAGCGTAAATTGTGTTTACCGCTATACTGTCCGCCTTAAAATATAAAGCATTACCAACAGACAGCTTAAATAAATAATTAGAACCACTATCATTGCTTAGCAATATTGCGTTAGAGCCAGAGTTTTTAAAGTAAGCAAAAACTAGAGCCGTGCTAGAGGTGTTTAATTGCTCCCCAGAGGTAGTCAATCCTTCTCCCAGTTCCCATTTTTTATCAGTAATTAAATTCCACGTTTCGTGAGAATTATTCCAATTTTTAGAAACATTATACCACTTATCATCCACCTGATTAGATGTTATATCTATAAAGCTAGAGCATCCATAAGATTTTTTAACATCAGAGTCAATAACATTCTCTGTAGTCGCTCCATAGCTTTGTGTAAACTCTTCAAATACTATACTAGTAGGTGTTACCGAATTTAGATTATAAGGTATTACCTGAGTATTGTACTGAACTCTTCTTGCTACGGCACTCATTGTGCTACTATATATTCTATATTAGTTGTCTCTGTCCCCGAACTAGTCTTCATTTTAATATTAGCTGACGAAATAGAGTTTACCTCTGTTGAAAAAACGTCGTTCTTAGAAATTTTAGTCTTATAATTGCTACCGTCAAGAGCTAAAAAAGCGTCATTGCCTGTTTTATTCTTTATCATGATGTAAATTATTGTAACTCCGCCTGTATTTAAAATAGCACCAGTGGAAGTTATCTCTTTATTGCTAGAAAAAAAACTAGAATGCTGACTATCTGCAATGTCTATGGTATTTTTGCCAGACAATCGCCTCCCTATGTCGCTATCATTGTAATAGCGAGCTTGAGCAGTAACGTATTCAGTTGGATGAACCATAACTCTTGTCACAATTTTTTTATTAGGCATTAATTAGCAATCAAGACTTGCAATGATTCTTTAAATTTTGCCTCAAGTCTAACATACTGGTCTTGATACCAAGAGTACTCTTTAGTGTACCTATCTACTTGAACAGAATATTTCTGAATGTCGTTTGAATATTCATTTATAGCAGAATTTACTTCAGCTGAGTACCTTTGTATCTCTGTACCAAATTTACTTATTTCGGAATTATAATCCTGTATTGATGCTTCTAAAGTTTTAGCCGCATTAGATACATTGACATTTGTACTCTCTCTCATTTTAGAGATAGCGGCTCCTGTGCTTTGATTCATCTTGGATATGGCAACATTAACATCATTAGACGCGTTAGCGATAGAAGCGCTAGTCACACTTGAAATTGACGAAGCTTTAATTGAAACATCATTAGAGGCGTTTGCAATAGAAGCCCTTACATCATCCCCCTTACTGGCTATGCTCGCTTGAGTCACGTTTCTAGCGTCTTCAGTAAGCGCTTGCATCGCATTCCTAGCCGAAGCCACTTCTGAATTAAACGCTTCTATATAAGTCCTTATTTTAGTTATTTGGAGTCCAGCCAATTCAGCATCTTCTTCGTCTTCTATATAATCTGCTAGCACATCCCAAAATGTGTCGAAATCTATCTTATTAGCAGCATTACCAGCAGCTCCCGCCGTCATTAAAGTGAGAGTGTTACTAGCTGGGGTACTTTCACTTCCTGTAACAGTTGGTCTGGTGTAAGCGGAAAGAACACTTCCAGTCGAAGCTACGCTAACTGCATTGGTAGGAGCTGCCGCTAAGTCAACCCCGGCTGCGTCAGTCGGCGCTACGTTACCAGACGGTACATCTTGAGCCACACCAACCGTATCTCCCGTAGAAGCATTAGAATAACTTATAGTTGGGTCGCTAGGTGTAGAAGGAACTGAAATATCGCTTAACACCAACACAGGCTCAGAGGGCATAGAATCTTTTACTCTTGCCATTAAATATTGACACGCTTTTGCGCTAGCACCAACGACAACTATGTCTTCTATACTGTCAGGGAAAGAGTCTGGAGTATCGGTAATGTCAGTAGCGCTTGCAACTACAGTTGGAAACACAACGCTTTCAACCCTAAAGGCATTGGGGCTTGCTCCGGGGGTTGGAAAAACATAAATAGAACTATTTTTAATAATATATACAGGAGATTCCACGCTAGCCGAAAACATGCTAGTAGAATCTTGCGCTTTCCTAAAATACTTCACGGAAAGTTCTCTGCATTCAACATATTCGTTATCCGTCCCGCGCTCCCTCATGACACTAACTATTCTATGGTTAGCAATATTCGTAGAGTTATCTGTTATATCTCCACTTTCTTGCGTAAAGCCTTTAATCTTATCTATAGGCATTGCCCTTATAATTTCAGATGCTGTATCAGTAAGCGCGTCACCTAAGAAAGTGTCATCGCCAACCGCCCCAACGTAATCTTCTATTCTTGTTTTAAATGTACTCATTAAAATATAAAATCCTGTAATGGTGGTGGTATGATGTCCGGTTTAGCTTCTCTTGTATTCCTTGTTTCTATAAATTCTTTTTCCAGCTTTTCAGCTAACCCGTAATGACCACTGCCGATTTGCATCTGACTGTCTAAAAATAGAAAGTGTGCTAATGCGTAATGTACGCAGGCTGGTATAAGTTGAGCGGGTAAATCAACCCCGTCTGTAATCGCGTTTTTCGTCATAGGGTTTGAGTAGTAATAAACTTTTAATGAACTTCCAGAGTCAGGTACCTTAGTCAAGGTTAGCTTGATTCCTTTTGAAGTCCAAGCTCCAGCGCTACCGTAAGCTACTGAGTATGTAGCTCCTTTTACGGAAATGCTAAATGTAGTAGTACTCGCCACGGTAACAGTGTGTACAACATCATTAACTGCACTTTTTGCCCCGGCACTAGTGAGCAATCCAACTATTCCAGTAATCTTTACTTTATCCCCAGTCTCTAAGCCGTGAGCCGATGTTGTTGTTACTACGATAGGGTTAGCACTTGTTGCCGCTGAGATTACCCCGGTACTTGAATTTTCTTCGCTAACAAAATATCCAATATTCTGAATAGTATTTGCGTCAGCCCCTTCCTCGTATCTTTTTTCACTAACGAATGGTACAGCTCTACTGTCATTGCTTCCAACTAAGGCTACCTTGTAAACGCGCATACTAGCGTCTTCGTTACTTAAAGTAAAAATATTTGTAGTTCCTGTAGAGAAAGTTTGGGAATTTCTTTTTCTAACAACTCTAGTTCCAACTTCTTGCACTTTATTATCAAAAAAGCTAGCAATCAAAGGTTCCGTAATTGGAAAGCCTAGTTCTGCCTTGCTTAAGCCGGCTTCAATCATTTCATACGCTTCTTGATATCTCATTACGCTTTACTTCTCCTTATACCTTTTACATGCTTTTGTGACTTAGGGGGACTTTTTGTGCTTCCACCTTTTCCTGCCCAAAATTCTTTGTTTGACCAATACGCAGCAGAGCATGGTCCTTTTTTAATATTCTTTCCATGCCGAGCCTTAAAGCTCTTCCTTGCTTCTGCACTGTAATTGTGACCCATTTTCTGGTCACCAAATCGAATAATTTTTATTCCACTATCACACCGAACAGCTACAATGGCTTTTTTCGTGGCATGACTAGGGGTTCTCTTTGGTTTATTTAAACCAGATAATCTATATTTTTTTAGTTTATTTTTTTCTTGCTCATTCATATTAGACTCTTGAGTAAAAGGGGGCAAATTTAATTGCCCCCATTTAAACTGCTTATTTAGGTAAGCTTCATGATTGCATGAGTTTGTTCTTGGCGAATTTCAGCACCTGCTTCAACTAACCATTCGTCTGTTTGACCGTCACTACCATCTTGAACGATATCTCTGCGAAGCTGAAAGTCAGATTCGGCTAAGATACGAGCGTCAAAATTGTTAAAGTCAACAGCTACTGCGTAGTCTTCGTAAGCGCCTTTCATGAAAGGATGAGGAACGAAGTTCAATGTACCGACTGGTCCCATGTAACTCATTACTCTTAATCCAGCGCGTTCTTCTTCACCCATCATAGCGTTAAGCTGACTTGAACCGTTAGCTCTAACCATTGCTGTAAGCTTGAGCAACCATTTATTGGATGCAAAAACTGTTTTTTCCATAGAACCGTCGATAGTATCTTGGAAAATGTGTTCAACAACAGCGTCAAACTGTGCAAGGGTTCCACCTGAGTTAGCCAGCGTCAAGGATGAATCAATATCACCATTGTTAGTTTGGATAACACCAACTGTTCCGCCTACACCTAGACCAGCAAAGGTCCTTTTAGGGTTAGCAGAGCTAGCGTCTAAACTGATTGCGCCATTAAAAAGCATAGCGTATTCTACGTTAGCTTTAATCTGAGCAAGTTTACGGGCTTGCAGTCTTGCAAGTTCCGGTCCACCGTATTGGTCAGATACTCTAGCAGTACGAGTAATCGTGTAAGGCTCGCGAAAGATTTGCGTACAATTCTTTAAACGACGAACTTTTTTACGAGTCTCAGAACCAACAGCGGCACCTTCAGCGTAAACTCCATTACCACCAGCTACTGCAAATTCGTTGTCATCAACAAAACTTGCTTCAACTTGGAATAGACCTTGTGAGGCGTAATTAACCGTCGTTCCGTACTGTCCAGCAGTAGCAACGTAAGTCAGTGTGATAACGCCAGCAGCATCGGCTGTAATCATATCGGTACCATCAGCAACTTGCTCTACTACGTAGACAGTTGCGTCACCTGATTTAATATGCATTCCAATGAACTGCACGTCTCTATCGGTAGGGGATGCTAGGTTAACATCCTTGCCAGTAGCTACGCATAAAAAATGCGTAATAGGCGAATGAATAGCAGCAGAGCCACCAGCGATAGATGCAGCGTAAATTCCACCGACTTCAAAAGCTTCCATTTGAGCTTGTCTGCGAAATGTTACAACTGAATTATGTCCGTTAATACCACCAGTTGCAGTATCGGATACGTCCGTACTCACTACATTGGTCTTTACGCTTCTTTTAATGAAATACTCGTCTTCCATCCATTCAAAAATCGGTACAGGAGTTCCTACTGTGCCTGCACGACCTGAAATAGATAGCAAAGGTGTTACAGATTCATTGTAATAATAAATCTTTGGACCTAATTCGAGTACTTGTCTTTGTGTGCCGTCGCTGAATTGTCCAGCGGTTCCGGCTCCATATGTATATGCCATTTGACATACTCCTTTTATTTAGGGTTATTTTTTGCTAAATTGCAATATTCCCTTCATAAAGTCATCTAATTCTTTATCGGCAGATTTCTTAACAGGAGTACGGTTGCCTTCAACCGAAGCGCCACTTTGTACTCTTTCCATTTCGAGAACCTTACCCTGACTAGCTTTTTCTTTTTCTGAAGGAGAACTTGCATTTTCTTGTTTTTCATTCAGAACCTTCCACACCTTAACCATATTAGAAGTTGTTACATTCTCAGGACTTTTCATAAAACCATAGTATGATTGTATTTCTTCGTCCGTCATACCTAACGATTTAAGTTCGCCTACTTCAGCTTCGTGCGCTTTAACTTGACTCTCTTTTTGCCTTACACCTTCAAATTGATTCATTGCTTTTTGAGCGCCTTGGTCAATTAGCCATTGGTCATACTCCGCTCGCCAGACTTGGGAAGAAGAGCCATCGCTAGCTTCTTCTAGTATTTCATAGTCTTCCGGCTTTTGAGGAGAGCCACCAGCTTCTTGTTTATCGGCTTCTACTTGCAATTTCTCTACAATATTGGGGTTTTTTTGCAACCAAGAGTCAATTACGTCGAGCTTTTCGTATTTTGAACTTTTATCACGAAGTTCGCCTTCAGCTTTATCTTTTGCACTTTGTATATTCTTATATGCATCAGCAAGCTTACCTCGACCTTCTTCAGTATCTTCAAACTTATTATCAATAAGCCATCTTTTAACTTCTTC